GAGAATTTAAAGATTTAATAGGGCAGATTGATGATTGGTATTCTGCTCTATATAATAAAGTTAAAACTACGTCCGATGTAGATTTACTGGGTTCTTTTTTTGTGACGTGGAAGGATGACCCCACACAAGCAGCAAAAGCGTTAATACCATATATTACTAAATTCAGGGACCTTTTATTTCAAGAAATAAATCAATATCTTAATAAGTTGATTTCTGCTGAAAAAAAGTTAATGGACGTATTTGAAATTATAACACAACAAGTAAAAAAGATGGATGACTTATTTGGTAATCTAAGAGACATAGGTGCTGAAGTTAAAGTAGGTCGGCGGACGACCTCCGAAGATGATTACGATGGAATAACAATTACAATGGGAGAATATTTTTTTAATACATCATTGCCGAGATTACTCAGTCCAGAAGATTGCCCTACGCTGCAACACAAACCAACTAAAAGTCAGATTTGCATACAACAAGACCGTGGACACTATCGTAATATCCCTCAAGGGCCCATGTTTGATACTATATTTACTATATTCGCCCTCCTTGCGTCTCGACAAAAAGGTGTTGTGCCCCTTCTAGATTATTTTATATATCTTACAGATTTAGGCATAAATACTGAGGCACACTATTCAGAACATTTAAACATAGAGATAACTGGAGCAACTAAATCTCAGATTACCGCTTTTAGGCGAACTGTTGAGCACTTCAAAGGATTGCGGCTATTTAACTTTAGCGAATCTTCCTCACGAATTAGGACTAAAACATTACCTCCTATTAATACATTTATAAATAGATTTCGTAGAGAAAGAAAAAGGATACAAAGATAGATTTTAAAGGGTGATTAATTGGATAATAACTTATTATACGAAATGGATTTAAAAATGTCTAAAGGTAATTTTGATTATTTTTTTACTAAGGTATTAGGTTATGAAATGGCACCCTTTCATAAACAGTGGTTAGAAGAAGTACAGAGTAGTAATAGAACTGTTATTATTTGTTCTCGTGACCACGGCAAGTCGGTTTTTTTCCACTCTTGGTGTGTATTTCAATTATGTTTTCAGGAGCCTCCATATCAAATGCTGTATATTTCATCTAATCATAAACAAACAATGGTGCATATGAAAGATATTGACCGCATGTTTACTAACATACCACAGTTAAAGCGATTTAAGCCGAGGGCTGGTTGGGCTGTAGGTGCTATGCGCTTAACAAACGGAAATGAAATACTTGAGCGTTCCGTTGGTTCACAGATTCGTGGGCTTCACCCTCAAGAAATTATTATTGACGACCCACTAAAAGAGTTCTCAATGAATGCTATTCAACGTGTAACAGATTGGTTTTGGGGTGATATGATTCCCACATTACATCATACTGCTGCTTTACGAATGGTGGGGACTCCTTTTACTTACACGGATATTTTTTCACAACTATCTGAAAACCCAGCATATGAAGTTAAAAGATACCCTGCTATAAACCAAGCAGGTGAGGCTTTATGGCCTTCCAGATGGGACAAAGATAAATTAGAACAACGTAAAATAGAAATTGGTTCCAGTAAGTTTACTAGAGAATATCTATGTATTCCTATAAGCACAAACACCATGCTCTTTGCACCCGACCATATAGAAAAATGTAAGGACCGAGATGCAGTTCTTACATCATCTAGAATAGCCGAAGATAGAAGATACTATATTGGTTACGACCCAGCGATTTCAGCGAATGGCGATTGGACAGTAATGACTGTATTAGAGGTAGATGATGAAATGAATAAAAAAATAGTCCATATATTTAGAGCACAAGGTTTAGATTTTAGAGAACATATAATGCATGTTATGGACCTCTGTAGAAGATACCAACCGGAAATTGTTATGATTGAAACAAACACATTCGCTAAAGCGTTTTCTATGGAGTTAAAAAATATTAGTGACTTCCCAATAAAAGAATTTACCATGAGTAGAAAACGTAAAGAAGAAATTATTTTAAACTTACAAATGAATATTGATAATCATAAAATTATTTTTCCCTACGGTAATGAAGAATCAAGAAAGGTTAGTAGACAATTGATTCAGGAGTTAGAAGCCTTCGGTATTAATCACAATGGTAAGATAGAAGGCGTGGGCGCACATGACGATATGGTTATATCTTTAGCGTTGGCTAATTATGCTACAAAGAAGTTCTCGGATGTATTTACGCTACTCGATGATGAGGGAATCTTTAATAATGGCTCCCCGTCTATCCCCTTTATAGGTGGTGGTATCTATGGTATTAATTAAGTTCGATACAGACCAAATGCGGCAAGAATTGGACGAGTTAGACAGGGCAAAACAAGACGTTAAACAACAAGAAGAAGCAAGAGTTAAACCTATTGAGGAACGAATTAAACAGAACCTTAAAACTAAGTCAGAAATTAACTCTTGGTTAGACATGCAATCAGATTCAGAAATTGATGTAGTTAAGTCCATTTCTGCTATGTGTGGGGTGAATCTAACAAGTGCTATGTCTTTTATTCCTGCCTACCCTACCCCTCCTGTTGTTGGCGATAAAAATCTTCCTGATTTAGTAAAGGAGATGAGAAAAATCCGCAGAGGTCTAAAGGGTGGACAGCGTGATAGTATCGCTAAAGGTATTGACCACCTAATTACCGCATATCAAGAATACATCGGTAAATGTGTAGATTCTATTTATTGGCTCCGCCCATATCACTCCCCACTCTATGATTCAGGTCTATCCGAATCAAAAATCAAAAAACTATACAGTGTTAAGGATTCAGACCGTAGACAAACAATTATTGATAATCTTTGTAAAATGTGGGACGCTAAGTTAGAGCGTAGGGAATTAGATTACGGTCCAGAATACTCTACTTTAACAAAAGAAATCAATAAGGGTAAAAAAGAAATTTCATCCATACTTCGTTCTATTAAACATCAAGATATTAGAAAGTCCCGAAGAGAAAATATCGAAATAGAAATTAGAGATATTATTAATGAAAATCCGGGAATTACTTCTAATACTATTTTTGAGAAAATGAGTGAGAAACATGCAAAGTATTCCACACCATCTACGATTGCTAAGATGGCTATGACAATAGGCGCTACTAATGTAAATAGTGAATATTACCTTATTAGAGATGCTATTCGTAAAGATTTATATTCCTATGTTGCCGGCTTTATTGATTCGGATGGATATATTACTATGGATAGTAAGTACTCTCCGAGAGTAGGCATGGTCGCCACCGGTAATAGAGGTAGAGCCTTTTTTACTGAATTGGAGTCAGAACTAAAATGTGGTAGATTACATTTAGACCAAAAAGTAGGAGAAAATAATAGAAGTCAGCACCGACTAAATTTTTACAGTGCTAATGATATTGGGACTGTTTTAGATAAGTGTATTCCCCATCTTCGTATGAAAAAGAGTCAGGGGAGATTAGTCAAGGAAGCATTAAGAATTAAAAAGAATCATAAGAACCAACCGTGGGCAAAAGAACGCCTTAAGGAAATTTTCCAACTAATTAAATATGAAAACTGGAAGGATGCTAGGAACACTTATGAATTAGACAAGTATGGAGTTAATCCAGAAGTAGTAGTTAAGTATTTTGATAATGATAAAAATTCAATAATGGATGATTTAGAATCCATCGTAAAGGAGGAATAATATGGGAGTAAGAGATAGGCTAAGTAATTTAATCAGGAGAAGGACACCTACTCCTGTAGAAAAGGAAGTATATAATTTAGGTATACAAGAAAAGAAACACCCTCAACATATTTTGGGTCCTGCCCTATACAACGTAGCAGACCAATCTGTTGTTGTTAGGACGTGTATTACACAATTAAAAACGGAAATTTTCCGTCGAGGATATCAGTGGGAAAAGGCATTTTATAAAAAATGTACTAGTTGTGGTGAAGAATATCAATCAGAAATAGACGAGTGTTCTGTTTGTGGCTGTGTTGAATTTAGAGGCCCCGACCCCATGCAAAAGAAATATGCTGAAAAAATGGTAAACGGGTATGTAAACAAATCAGACCAGTTATTCGTTGATGTTTTAAAAGAAATAGAAAGAGATTTAAATGTTGCTGATGATGCATATCTTATATTTGTTAAGGAATATTATGTAGATGAGTTAGGTAATATTAAACTACATAAAGTAAAAGAACTATACCGTGGTGACCCACTAACTATGTATATTGATGTAGACAACGACGGTGATAGAGGAACTTCACATTATACTTGTGTTACCCATAGAGAACTATATACAGATGACCCACATGAAAATTGTCCTGAATGTAATGCTTCTTTACACCCTGTTGTATATGTTAATCGCGTTCATGGACATGAACAATATTATATCGAAGGAGAGGTTGTTCACGTTAGTAAATTTAGCCCTAGTAGGCTATACGGAACATCACCAATTATTACTCTGTGGAGTCATATTACTACTCTTCTTGCTATGGAGAATTATATTAATACATCGTATAGTAAGGCCCGCACACCGAAGGGTATCTTAGCGGTTCAGACAAACAATATGGATTCACTAATTAGATACTGGAGAGGTGTTAAAGAGAAGTTAGAAAAAGACCCACACTATATTCCTATTATGGGTATTGAGACAGAAGCCGGAGGACGTGGAGAAGTTAAATGGGTTCCGTTTATGCAGAGCCTAAAAGAAATGGATTATTCCGCAGTTAAGGATGATTTAAGAATGCGTATTGGTGCTTTCTATGGTATATCACCGATTTTTCAGGCTGATAACACAACCGGTGGCGGTCTAAATAATGAAGGTTTACAAATTACAGTAACTAACAGAACCATAGAATTAGCACAAAGCGTATATAATAAATATATATTTCCTTATATGGAAAGACAGTTTGGTGTTACTGATTGGAATATTAGGCTGCTACGCTCTGAGGAAGAGGACGATGTTCATGCTATGCGACGACGTGAAACAGAAGTCAATATTGCTGGTCAAATGAAGAACTTAGGGTTTGATGTAGATATGGACGAAGACGGAAACTTTATCTTTAAGAAGATGGTTAAGCCGGATGAAGTAATACAACAAGCACAGGCTAAAGGTGCAGAATTTCAGGCAGACCCATATGCAGGAACAGATATAGATGCTAGATACTTAGGGCAAATGCAAGCAGATATGATGCAGCAAGGCAACCAACCAATACAAACAGAGGGCCGTGGAAATAAGAGTAGTACTGCTTTACAATTAGCAAATAGAAATACAGGTGCTCCCGCAGGAACAGCGAATGAAAATGTGGATAGGAGGACAGAATAATGAACTGGCAAGATATTCTTAAAACAGATTTTAAGAAATTAGATAATATAGCATTAAGAAATTTATATTATAGTTTAAAAGATACTGCTAGAACTGAAGAGGATAGAAAATTTCTTTTTCAAATAATTGAAGAAATGATACAAAGAGGTATGTGGAGAACTTCCAATTACAGAACAGGCAGAAAATAAAGAGAGATGATAAAATGACTGACATGATTAAAAGAAAGTTAAATGATATGAAACAACAATTAAGTAAAATCGAGAGCAAAGTAAATGCTCCCGAACCCGTTCAGAAAACAACAACTAACATGGTTCCCGCAGGTGTTGGTGAAGCAACAGAACCTACGCGAGAAGCAGAACCCGGCGCACCCGGTTTTATTACTGGTGGGCCTAGAATGAGTAAGAAGATGAAAGAAGTTTAAGGTGATTAAATGGGTTGGGAAAATATTGTGAAAATTAAAAAACCATCACCATATGTCCCAAGAACGGTCACCGTTGGTGAAGAACCAAACAAAAAGGATTTTAAAGAAATAGGTATTCCACAACCTTTTTTT